TTATGTGGGGTTGCAAAGCCAGCAATTTCACCTTCTGAAATAACATCAACAATAGTTATAAATTGTTTACTTGAAAGAGCATCAGAGGGCAGATCAGGATTTGAAAGAGTGGTATTTTGGTCAAATTCTTTAATACTCATTAGTTTGTCCCCTCCACTTGTACTGTATCAACTCCATTCGACACTGTTATAGATCCAACTAAAATCTCACCATACACTAAATTCACTGGAACACCAGCTTGACTGACGTTTGTAAGGCCAGTAAATGAGTAACTTGCCGCATAAGCTGAAGGATCTGTTCTGTCCATACCTGAGGCTGCACTGTTATTGTTTTTTCTTTGTGGAGTTAAAAGTTGATTTACTCCAGAAAAAATCATTTGAGTTGCAACTGTTGAAATTATAGTTGTTAATAATTTTGGCAAAACAACCTTTTTTGCAAAAAGCTTAAGACCAGCACCAAGAAGTAAAGTAAAAAAATTACCATGCACTAAAGGAATAATTTTTATATCAGCATCAGTTTGTAAATTTATAAGTTCTTCTGAAATAGCTAAATCACCACACATTATCGTATAAGGCTGTTGAGCCATGTGTTCCTCTACACCTTTAAAATTACAATTTAAAAAACTCAAAGCTTCTAAAGGACTTGCTACATCAGCCTCAAATTCTGCTTTGCCTAAAAATTTTCTTAACCTTCCATAAACTCTTATTTTTTTCATAATTGTTCTGGTTCTATATGAATAATACTTTGAGTTTTAGGATCAACAAGGTAAAAAGGAATATCTAAGTAGTTACAACTTGCAATATCATTATCGCTAAATTTTAAATCTCCCTCTGGGTGACTATGAATAATTCCTATGATTTCTTCTACATTATCCTCGCAATCAGCCCAGTCTAAAGGATCAATAACAAAACTATATTCTGGGTTGTCCTTTGCAACATTTCTACATTCCCAGTACTCCAATTTCCCTTTATTTTTTGCCAAAATGCCACAACATTCTAAAGGCTGACATTTTGTAGCATGATTAAAAGCATCACTTTTCCACTGTTCCATTTATCTATTTAAAAATGATGAGACTGCTGGAAAATCGTTTCTTGTGACTTGCCTTGCTGGGATTCTTTTATTTTCAGTATCAAGAGTCGAAACTAATTCAAATTCTACAATATCCCTAGTTTCAACTGTTTTTCTATCAATAATAAATTCTTCTTGTGGAAGTTCATTTGAATTTGGAGTACCAAAAGGATTGCTGCCACTACTAAAATTAGCATTATCAAGACTGCTTGCTAAAACTTGCAACCTTTTTACAGTTGCTCCTAGTAAATCATTATTTGCAGTTGTTAAATTTACAATAATCAATAAATCAGTGACAGTGATGACACTTCCACTTCTAGTAATACCTCCTAAATTGTTCATTTGAAGTGTTGGTCTTGGGATTTGTCCACTACCAGAAAACTCAAAACCTGTTGCGGTTATGGGGAATTTTTCATAAGAGTCACCTTGCCAGATAATATTTGCATTGCTGTTCATACTCGTTCCAGCATGAAATCTAAACACTGTAGGAACTGAAGATGGATTTCCAGTTGCATAGTGCAAACCTTCTACAAGCTCAAGCTTAAAAAGTTCAAGAATAGAACTTGGATTAATTGATTGCAACTCAGAGGTAGGAATAGCCATTAGGGTTCTGCCACTTGTCTAAAACTTAAATTCATTATTACTCGATTAGAAAGTATGGCCGTTCTGGTTCTGCTATTGCAAACAAACTTCAATGCTGACGAATGATGTGGTGGAGTAAAATCAAAACTTGCCTGATCGTCAAATCTCTCATCAAGAAAAGTATCTATTGTTGCGGCATCTGTAGTAGAAACATTGAAAGTCAAATTTAAAGATATGAGCCTCTTATTTGCTGGTAGTCCAAAAACTAAACGCTTTTCAAATCCGTCACCTAGTTCAACAACTTGACTATCTTGATTGACAGTTTCTTGTGTTGAATATTGTGGAGTAATACTTGGAAATGTAGCCATTATGCCAATAAACCTCCAGATCGTTTTTGTTTTACTAGCTCCGATTGTATAGCAATCGCTATTTGTTGGCCAAGTTCATTGCCTTGAGCATCTGATCCTTGCACTGATGATCCCTTTGCGTCTACGTTCACAGTGATGACGTTTGTAGTTGATTCTCCACCAAAACCACCATTAGGAATGATTGTGCCTTTTGAAGTAGGAACAAAAAGCTCAGGCCCTCTTTCACCGACAACGGATATTTTATTTACAGGTGGTTGACCACCATTTGCAAAAAGTCCTCCAAGAATACCACCAAGAAATCCTCCAAGTCCTTTTTTCTCTCCACCGCTTGCACCCTTACCAAAAGCCTCTCCAAAGCCACCAATAAGCTTGTCTATCTGTGCGTCAAGTATTTTATCCCTTATGCGGTTAAGTACGCCTGACATGGCCTCTCCGAATGTTTTGGCTCCAGTTATAGCGTCCCTAAGATTATTTTTTATAGAGCTTTCAATCTCTTCACCGACTTCTGTCATTTTATCTTTTAATTTATCTGTTTCCTCCTGTTGCTTTTTCAAAGATTCTTCTGCTTTTTTATTTTCTTCATTTTGTTTTTTCTTGGCCTCAGTAATTTTTTCTTCAGATTCAAGAGTTTTTTGCCTTCCCTCTAACATTCTTAATTGAGCCTCAGCCTCTTCCAAAGCTCTTTTTGCACCTCTTTTCGCATTTCCTCTTGCTTCTTCAAATCTTTTTTCTAATTCTTCAACGGCTTTTTTTTGTTTTTCAATAGCTTCTGTTACTTCTTCTCCCTGCCCTTCGGCTATCAACTCTTGAAACTCTTTTGCTTTTCTTCTGGCTTTCATAAATGCAGTTGCCAAAGCTCCAACACCAACAACAAGCAAACCTATTCCAGTTGTTGCCATAGCTATTTTTAATGCTCCAAGAGCAAGAGTCGTCTTTCCTATGCCACCAGCGGCCAACAGTGCAGATGCTTGCAATGCAGTAAGACCTCCAGAGGTGATAAGGCTTTGAACACCAACTGCATTGACAGAAATCAAAAGACCTTTAAATGCGGCTGTTGCAATGGGAATAGCAACGCCCAATAATTTAACAGCCACAGCAATTTTTGTAATTAATATTGCAGCCTGTCCAGCATCTGTTTCAACAAATTCTAAAATTCCATTTATTAAATCAGTCAATAATTTTGTTACACCTTCAACTGCTGGTCTTAACTCAGTTCCAAAAGCAATGGCTAGATCCTGTGTCGCATTTTGAAAGTTTTTAAATATCTGTGTAGGATCATTTGCAAGTAGTTCTTCTAAGAAACCACTTCCCTCTTTTCCTATCCTTCCCAAAGCTCTAAGGACAACATCACTTGTCAGCTTACCTTCAGCCGCTAATTCTTTAAGTTTTCCAATACTTACGCCAAGTTCTTCTGCTATTGGTGCAAGGATTGTTGGCACTTGTTCTGAAATGCTCCTAAATTCATCACCAGCAAGCCTTCCTGAGCCGAGAGCCTGTGCTAATTGTCTAAATGCGTTTGATGATTCTATAGCAGATGCACCAGCTAATTTTGCTGCTGTATTAAATCCAAAAAATACAGTCCTTATATCATCAACACCAACTTTTAGTGGAGCTAGTCTTGCTGTAATATCTGTAACTCCTTCAAGAGCTTCAATCGTACTTAATCCAAATGCTTTCTGAGCATCTTTGGCGATCTGTAATGATTTTGCAAATGATCCGCTTTCTTTTGTAAGCAACCCTAATCTTATTTTCAACTTATCAAAAGTTGCTGATGCGTTTACCGCCTGTCTTGCAACAACTGTTATGCCAAGACCAGCAATAGCAGTTCTTAGCCCACCAAATGATTTCTGTAATGCGTTAGTTTTTTGTTGGACACCATTTAAAGCCCTTGTCGCACCGCTGGCATCAACTTTTAACCTAACGACTGACTCTGCCACAAATAAAAAAAACCTTTATCCTATATTACCTTGAATTGCGTTTTTGTCGTTGCAATGCCCTCTTTTCTTCGTCATGTTTTATTTCATAATATCCAGCCCAATATATAAGCTCTGCCTCAGTCATATTGTGCCTGAGTTCTTGTACTGTCTTACCAAGTTCTGTTGCTAGGAAAAACTCAAACCGAAGCCAAGTATCCCCTTTTATTCTTTTTTTGCTGTGTCTATATCAAGCTTGATGTCATTCAAGAAAAGCTCAAGATCATTTAATACTTTTTCTGGAAGTTGTCTTTGCAACATAGGGGCATCTGACATATCAAAAGCTAAAGTTCCATCTTCTTTCTCTGCCATTTGACAAAGTAGTTGAGTTGATACAACCAAAGCATCAGCATTTGGGCCAGCTAATTGCTGTGCTTTTACCCTTGCATATCTTGTGATCGGTTTAAAGTATAAAGTCATAATGACTTCATCTTTGGAGTTTTTTACGTCAAACTTACGTCTTGTGACCATTTCATCTTGAAACGCCCCAAGCAATACCTCTGCGGTTCTTTTAGTTGCCATAAATAAATGCGAAGAATTTTACTTTTAAATTGCTGATGTAATTGTGCCAGATGGCTTGAATGTGATGCTGATTGTATTGACATCACCAAGAGCCGAACTTTGCTCAAAGTTTGTTACAAGACCACTGAAGCTAATTTTTTTAGTTCCGCTTGAGCTATCAGGAAAAAGCTCAAAAGATGCTGTTCCAGCGTCACCTGTTGTCAAACAAGCATCAACGAATGTTGCAGTTTCACCAGATGCTGAGTCGTCATAAACTAATTCAGCAGTTCCCTCTCCTTCAATAAGTCCACCGACAAATTTTTTGAAAGTGTCACCTTGAACAGTTGTTTCTTGGGTATCTTTAGTGATAGACATAGACCATGATCTTGTGCCTAATACTGGGTTAACTGAAGAGCCGCCATCATCAAATTTGACTTGCCCGACATCACCTTTTACAGCAGC